CACCGACCAGACCTACGACTACGTCGAGCAGAACAACCTCCCCGACTTCGCCTTCTTTCAAAACCGCTGCACCCTCGAGGGCGCGGCGTTTTTGGTCTATGACGGCAAGCTGGTGGTCTACGACGAGGCATACATGGAAGGACAGACGCCGGCCGACACCATCACCATCACGCCCGCCAGCAACTTCGAGTACAGAGACGAAGGCGCCAACGCCTACGGATCAGCCGAAGCAGTCAACGGGGGCCTGACCGGCAGCTTCTCAGCGCCGGCAGGCGGCGACAAAAAGCTCCGCAAAGTCCTCCCGCTGCGCATGAGCGATCAGTCAGAGGCCGATCGCTTCGCCAAGGGGATCCTCCGGGACGCCAACAAAGGCGCCACGGTCGGCACTCTCTGGACGGGGGCGCTGCTGCGCGACTATGCAGCGGGCTCCGTCGTCACTCTGGCGACCGAGGGCGTGAAGTCGTGGGACGGCCCGGCCTTCATCAGCCGGATCCGGCACGACTACGTCAAGACGCGGAGCAAGCTGTACCTCCGCAAACCACTGGAGGGCTACTGATGAACAGCAACAATCAAATGATCCAGAAGGGCACGATCTCCTCCGTGGAAGGAAAGACCGACCGAAACGGCGACAAGACCACCGCCAGAGTGCTGCCATGCACAGCCGACGGCATGGTCACACGGCCGCTCACGATCCCGTGGTGGCTGCGAGGCAAGATGGGAAACCTGAAGCCCGACGACGAGGTCGCCTACGCCATGTTTGAGGACGGCACCGGCATCATCCTCGCCCGCATGGACGGGGAATGGGACGGCACCGTCCCGGGTGACATCGAGGTCATCAAGGGCAGCGTCACCGTCACAGAAGGGGACGTGACTGCGACCGGCGTGAGCCTCAAGAGTCACACCCACACAGGCGTCCACGGCGAGACCAGTGGCCCGCACTAAGGAGGCGAGCACATGGCCGTCATGGCATCGTGGGCCGGTAAGACGTGGGAGGTCTCCAGCCGAAAGGTCGCGGCGCTCAATGGCGTCTCGGCCACCGTCGAGCTCGACACCGAGAACACCGACGACAAGGCTGGCTCTCCTGCCACAAAGACCAAGGCCCTCAAACTTCAGACATTTAACTTCGACTTCGATCTCGCAACGGTCGCCGGCTGCGACCCTCGCAGTGAGTTCGACTCGTGGACGGCTCTGGTGGGACAGTATGCGCCGTTCCATCTGGCCGGCAGGCGCTTCGGCCCTGCCAACCTTCAGCTCACCGCCGTCACCCTGAGTGACACAACGCTCGACGACTTCGGCAGGATCCTGAAGGGCAAGATCGCCATCACCCTCACCGAGTACGCAGAGGAGGCAAGCAGCAAGAAGGCGGGATCCGGCAGCGGATCCGGCAACTCTCCGGCGGGCGTCTCCGGCGGCACCGGCCCGAGGCTGAGCGCGGTCAACGTCGGGGCATCAAGCTCCGACAAAGCAGCGCACAAACCAAACAACACACAACTGACGGTCAAGTAAAGCGAGGTGATCCCATGAAAGCAAGCGGCAACGGCAGGCCACAGACCTGCGTGCAAAATCTTCTCAAAACCATCCGCGGCGAGGTGCCATACGAGCGCATCAAGGGGATCGACCGCACCCTGATCGACAAACCGAGCGAGCTGGCCGGCCCCGAGCTGGCTGCTGACGTGGAGTTCGTCGTGGAAACCTACGAGCCCCGCGTGAAGCTCGACAGCGCCGAGCTGGAGGCTCTGGCTGCCAAGGCTGGCAGCTTCGAGCTCGCAACCAGCATCGAGAACATCACATGAAGGAGGTGGAAACAATGAGCGACGAGACCAACATCTACGGCGAGGACATCCATCTCACCGAGATCAACGCCTCCACCATCTACAACACCATCATCACCATGCTGGAGAAGGGCGCCGGCGAGCCCCTCTATCCGGGCGACGAGCGCCGGATCTACGGCGAGGCCCTCGTGGCTGTGTTCGTGGCTCTGTACAACACGCTCGACGACGTCGGCCGGCAGACCCTCCTCCGCTACGCAAGAGGCGAGGTGCTGGATGCCATCGGCGAACGCCTCGACGTCAAGCGTCTGGAAGGCTCCAAGGCGGCCACGATCATGCGCTTCTCTGTGAGCACGCCGAGAGACAGCAACATCATCATCCCGAAATGGACAAAAGTGACGCCGGACGGCGAAAACTACTTCGCCACCGACGAGATCGCTGTGCTTCAGGCGGGCAGCTACTCCGTGGAGATCCCGACCTCTGCCGTGAGCAACGGCGTGAAGTACAACGGGTACGCAGCCGGCACGATCACCACCCTCGTCGACCTGATCCCCTACATCGAAAGCGTCACCAACCTGACCGAGACGGCCGGAGGCGACGACGGCGAGCCATACACCAAGGACGGCGACGACCGACTCCGCGAGCGCATCCGACTGGCACCCGCCAAGAGATCCACGGCCGGCCCTGAGCTGGCCTATATCTACTGGGCCCTGACAGCGGACAGCTCCATCACCGACGTCAAGGCGGTCAGCGAGATCGAGGAAGTCGCCAAGACCATCGCGGTCTATAACGATCACGCCTTCCTCGCCGGCCCGCTGGACGAGATGACGCTGGTGGTCAGGGCGAGCGAGAACGCCGAGCGGGCGCTGCTGCTCACGGACTACACCTACACCTACGAGGACAACCTGCTCACCATCGAGCTGATCGGCAGCCTCGCGGGATCCGAAAACATCTACATCGAGGTCGACAAAACCCTCGAGGGCTGCGTCAAGATCGTGCCGCTGCTGGAAGGCGGCCAGATCCCGGACGAGGCCATGCTGGAGAAGGTACTGGAGGCAGTCAACACCAAAGACATCAGACCGCTCACCGACAAGGTCAGCGCAGTGGCTCCCGGCGTCGTAGAGTACGACATCGAGCTCGTCTACTACGCCACACCAGACACCGAGGCCGAAGTCATCGCCAACGTGGAAGGATCCGACGGCGCCATCGTCCGCTATAACGAGTGGCAGACGGCAGCGCTCGGCCGAGACGTCAACCCCGACCAGCTCCGCAGGCTGATCCTCTCCCCGGCGTGGGCCGAAAACCTCAGCGGCGCGATCCGCGTCGACATGGTCAAGCCTGAGCACATGGCTGTCACCGACACGGAGGTCGCAAAGTTCAGCGGCAACCTGACAGTGAGCCATCAGAGAGTCACGGGGGTGGTGTAATGAGGCTACACGAGGCTGAGATCCTGAAGCTGCTCCCCGCATGGATGCAGGAGGACGACAGCAACAAGGCGCTCGCAGCCGGCACGGATGAAACCACCAGAGCCATCACTGCACGCCTGAAGCTGCTCAGCAGATGGGACAAGATCGACCAGCTCAGCGAGGCAGAGCTCGACGAGATGGCGTGGGAGCTCAATGTCCAGTGGTACGACAGCACCGCCAGCATCGAAGCGAAGCGGGCCGTCATCCGCAACAGCGACCGCGTCTACTCCAAGCTCGGCACCCGCTACGCGGTCGAGCAGATCGTGACCGACTACTTCGGCACCGGCGAGGTGCGCGAGTGGTATGAGTACGGCGGCAAGCCCCATCACTTCAAGGTGCTCAGCGACAACCCCGAGCTCGTCAACAACAACCTCGACCTGTTCCTAAAGCTGCTCGGCGTCGTAAAGCGCCGCAGCTCATGGCTCGACGCGATCCTGATCTGCCTGACCGGCGAAATGTATCTATTTTCCGGCATGGCCGTCAGGGATCACACCTACGAGGAGCACGTCATGGGCTGCGACGAGATCTATCTCTACCACGCCACATTCGTCCACGATAACAACCGCGAGACCGTAACCATCGGCACCGGCGAGATCGTGGCGAGCGAATAACCAAGAAAGGAGACCCGCATGGCTGCTTTTATCAACAACGACATCACAGCGGCCGGCCTGATCGTGCTCGCTAAGGGCGCGGCCGGCGAAAGAATCAACTACACCCGCATCGTCCTCGGTGACGGCTACATCGAGGAGGGCCAGACGCCCCGCTCCCTCACCGACGTGGTCAGCCCGAAGGCGTCCATCGACATCACGAAGCTGAAGGTCAACACCGACGGCACCGTGGCGGTCGGCGGTATTTTTACCAACGACCAGACGAGCGACGGCTTCTACTACCGCGAGCTGGGCCTGTATGCAGAGGATCCCGACCCCAACGTCGGCGAGATCCTCTACTGCTACGGCAACTGCGGAGACCTCGCTGAGTGGATCCCACCCACCGGCGGCGCCACCATCGTCGAGAAAACCATCGACATCGTCACTGTGATCGGAACGGCCACCAACGTGACCGCATACATCCCCGCGGACGCCTACGCCACCAAGGAGGACTACGAAAACTATAAGAGG